TGGAAGCATAGATGCTGAAAGAACAACCTCTGTTGCGAAGATAGGTGCTTATAATAGCGGATTTGTGGACGTTCAAACTGTAGGTGTTTCATGTCATGGAGACTTAGCATGAGTACCTTAAAAGTAGATAATCTCCTGTTGTTAGATAATACTAAAGGCACTGGTAGAATACTTGAGATGGTTGGCGGTATTTGTGATGGTCAATCTATTACTACACTTAGTGGCACATATTCTTTAGAAAATGTAACAAGTTCTCAAACTCTTTCTACAAGCTATGCTGACCAGAAAGGTTCATCAATTACTTACAAACCGCCTGAAGGAACAAAACAAGTAATATACAAATTATCATTTATGATGACTCATGTTGATACTCATGGCTTATCACATCATAGATTTTATATAGATGATGATGAAGTAACTGATGCAAGAACTACTTATGGAGGACAATATCAACAGTTACAAGCTAGTTTTGAATGGATAATACCAATAGGAGGAGCTGCAGATGTTGGTACAACGGGCAGACTATCAAGTTGGACTACTCTTAAAACTTTAAAAATACAGGCTAGAGATTATAGCAGTAGCAATGATGCCATACTTCATAGCACTCAACATTGGGATGGTAGTGGAACAGATGTGTTTCACAGACCTAAAATATCAGTAACAGCTATAGGATAAACAATGGATACACCACAGTTTCAAGGCATACATTTATTTGACAGGCTATGTTGGGCTAAAGAAAACCTAGACGGAGTGCAATCAGACTACCGTGTTGTATATGAGGACAAGATAGACGAATGTGCAAAGATACTTGTTCCTGACCCTAATTGGATGGCGTGTGCTTTACAGGGTGGTATATTGCCTCCTGTTTGGGTATACTGGGAATTAAAGAAAGATGAATCTCAACCTGATTTTAAGAAGCATACTCGTGGGTATTTGTTACATCAGACAGAGCCTATCAAGGCGATGACAGAGGAAGAAGCAATGGAATACTTAATTCAGAAGGACATACCAGAACACGTTTGGAAGAATTGGGATGAAGGTAATCGTCCAAAGATGGTTATCTGTAGGAAGAATCAACTTCCTGCAACAAGAGAGTGGAGAAACGCTTGGCGTATCTCTGAAGAACTAGCCGCGTAAAGGAGATTTAGATGGCTGTAACAACATATATAGTAGATAAGGACGGCAATCAGGCAAATGCCGCTAGTGTTACTAAGCCGTCTGATCGTCATTTTCGTGGTGCTTGGACACTTGATGGAAGTGTAATATCAGAAGACTTAGCCACTGCAAAAGAAATTTTTAAAGATAAAATAAGAGAGGTAAGAAAGCCTTTGTTAGAAGCAGAAGACGTTGTGTACATGAAGGCACTTGAGGCAGATGATGCAACAGCAAAGACTAATTCTGTAAATAAAAAGAAGGCTCTTCGTGATGCACCAGCGGCAAAAGCTATAACAGATGCAAAAACGATTGCAGAGTTAAAAGCCGCATGGGATACAAGCGTATTAGGTGCAAGTCCATACGCATAGGAGTAGGCTATGGCACTGACACAAGTTAGACCAGCAGGAATAGCTCCTTCAAGTGGAAGAACTTTGGAGACACTTGCCGCTTTGTGTGATGGTCAAAGTTACACCGTATCAAGTGGTACATATACTACCACAAATGTTACAGCAGTACAAAATGGCACAACGTCTTATGTAGATATTTCAGGAAGCTCAATAGATTATACTCCACCAACAGGAGCGACTTGTGTGATATATGAATTTTCTTATTTAGTAGCTAATGTTGACCAGAATGGCATACATCATCAAAAATTTTTTATAGATAGTAACGAAGTTGTTGATGCTAGAGTGACGGAATCAGGTGGGTATGAAGGGACACAAGTTAATTTTAAGTGGGTAATTCCTATAGGTGGCACAGCCGACACAGACACTGGAAGACAATCTTCTTGGTCTTCTGCCAAAACATTGAAATTACAATTTAGAGAATATGGAAGTAGTAACGAGATGAAATTACATCAGACAATATACTGGGATGGAGCCGCTAGTTCTCAGTTTCACAGGCCGCAAATAAAAATTACAGCTTTAGGATGATTGAATGCCATATATAGGAAAAAGTCCAACAAACGGTGTAAGAACGAGATTTTTGTATACAGCTACAGATGGGCAGACAGCATTTTCTGGAAGTGATAGTGCCTCTAACACCCTTACATACACAGATGGTATGTTTATGGACGTATATCAAAACGGTGTCTTGCTTAAACCAACCACTGACTATGCGGCAACAAATGGCACAACTGTAACGCTAACAACAGGCGCACAAGGTAACGATGTTCTTGAGATGGTTGTTTATGATGTATTTAGTGTGCCAGAAACATATACCAAAACAGAGTCTGACACTCGATATCCATTTAAAGGTAATAATAGTATTATACGTCTTAATGGTCAAACAATAAGCAATGACCTTACGATTGATGCAGATGAGAATGGTATGTCAGCAGGTCCTATTACACAGAGTGCTACAGTCACTGTTAATGGCTACTGGAGTATTGTATGACCAGTGTATTAAATGTAGATACGATTGCGGCAAAAGATGGCACTAGTCCTGTTGGTTTGACTAAACTACAAGCACTTCATATTAGAAATGCCTTCAACTTATCCTCTACAACAAGATATGATATGGCACAAAATACTGCAAGCAGTGAAAATTTCAATGTAAGTTCTAATTCTGATGACGGAACTGGATTATCAACAGCAAACGTTACAAATAACTTGTCTACTAATCAATTTATTATAACTGGTATTACTCTGGAAACTAATAACTGCATTACCCATAGACCCTCTTCTACTACTAGTTCTGTTTTAACAAGAACAAACGATGCAGATAGTAATGCCGCCCAAGATAACCTACACTATTTTCTTCTTTCTGGGAGTCTCGCATAATGGCTAGTGAACTAAAAGTAGATAAAATTACAGGGGTTGCTACGGCTGGGTCAATAGATGTGACAGGCGAAGGCAACAGTACGACTACGAATCTTCAGCAAGGTTTATTAAAAGCATGGACAGTAAGTGCAAGTTCGAGTGCAGGAACTGTTGGGGATAGTTTTAATAATAGTAGTTTTAGTGATGATAACTCAGGTCGAACAACTATAACTTTAACAAACCCAATGAACACAGCTACCGATTGGTGTGTAACACAAGGTACTATAGCTAATTATCCTTATCATGCTAACGCAAAAACTGCTAGTACATTTGGTTTAGAAACTGTGAATTATTCTGGAAATTATGCAGATGGTTCTTCAAATGGTATGTGTTCAGGAGATTTAGCATGAGTAGGGCATCTGACTTAGCAAATCTCATAGCAAGTGGTAGCACTACAATCTTTGGTGAAGCTGGTGTTACATCTAGCGATTCTACTGGCAAGACTACAAATTTACAGCAAGGGTTGGCAAAATGTTGGTCTAATTTTAATGGAACGGATGATACCATAAGAGACAGTTTAAATGTGGCTACTTTAACAGATAGAGGTAGTGGTCTTTGGACTTTAACAGTAACTAATAATTTTGGGAATGATGATTATTCAGGTTCAGGTTCTGCGGCTGATTCTTATCCTGATGCAGACGCAAGAAATAGAATGATTTTGAATATGCCTAATTCTGCTTCTGAAATTTATATAAATGGTTTTACTACAGATGGTGGTGCTGACTCTACTTTGGTTTATATAAGTAGTTCTAATCACGGAGATTTAGCGTAATGGCAAGCGAACTTAGAGTAAATACACTAAAGGATGCCAGTGGTAATAACTCTATTGCTACTTCTTTTGTAGCAGGGGGTAGTGCTAAAGCATATGGAATGATTGATGGTACAGGGACAGCAGAAGTAATTACAAATTCTTCTTTAAATGCCACTACAATGACAGACAACGGAACTGGTGATTATACTTTCAATTTAACTAGTAACATGGGTAACACCACTTATATGTTTGTGATAAACAGTCATAATGAGACAACAGGTGTTAGTGCTAGAACTTCCTCTAAATATACAGATGGACAAACTGCTGGGGCGTTTAGATTTACTGTTGGATATCCAAGCAATACATCTGGTGGAGCAACAGTATACGATGAAGATTTTAATCCAATACTGCTGTTTGGAGACTTAGCATAGGAGGATAAATGTTTTTTGGCGCAGTAGCATTTGCTGAAGACTCCTTTGCTTCTCTTGGCACAATCGGTGCTCTAGTTGAAGTTCCTGTAACAGGGGTATCTGCTACAGCGAGTTTAGGTAACGAGTCGGTAGCCACCGATTTAAATGCTGTTGCAGCACCTTCTGGGGTGTCTGCCACAATTAGTTTGGGTAATGAAACCGTAATCACATCTGTAGCTTTTGATGTAACAGGTGTATCTTCCACATCTTCTTTAGGAAATGAAACTGTAACGGGGTCCTCTACGACTGCTTCTACAGGTGTTGAAGCGACAGGAGGAACAGGTTCACCAACAATTATAGGGGCTGGTGTAGCTGGAGTATCTGGGCAAGCTGTAACAAGTGGTTTAGGTGATGAGTCCGTAGTAGGAGATGCTAATGTTTCTGTGACAGGTGTATCTGCTACCACCGCACTTGGAGAAGAAGAAGCAATCATTCCTGTAATGGCTACAGGTGTATCTGCAACAGGTAGTGTAGGCAACGAAACGGTTGTTGGCTCTGCTCTTGTAAGTTTAACAGGTGTATCTGCTACCGCCTCGGTGGGCAACGAAACAGTTGCTATTTCGGTAGTTACAGAACCGACAGGGGTAAGCGCAACTACAGATACAGGAGATGTAGACTTTTCTCTTTCTTGCACTGTCTTTCCTTCTGGTGAGGAGGGCACAACATCACTTGGGGATGAAGCTGTAAGTATTTCTGTTGGTGTTGCAGCAACAGGAGTAAGCGCAACTACAGGTTTGGGTGATGAAAGCATATTATTATCCATTCTATTTGCTGTTTCTGGTGTGGAAGGGACCACATCAGTAGGCGATGAAACCGTAACAGGTGATGCTACATTTGAGCCTACAGGAGTTGAAGGAACAACAAGTCTTGGCAATGAAACAGTAGAATTAATCACAGCCGTTGATGTTACGGGCGTTGAAGCCCTTGCCGAGGTTCTAGGAGAGTCTGCTTTAACCTTTAGGTTAGATGCCATCTTTTCTGTAACAGGATTGTCAACCACAGGAAATATTGGTAATGTGTTGGTGTATGGTGACATTAGAATAGACACATCTGATACATACTCTGAGGTAACAGCAAGTCAAACGCCAAACTATTCAACAGTCACACCAGATCAAAACCCTGTTTGGGATGAGGAGGCCGCTTAATGGCAAGTACATTTACAACTAATACGGGTATTGAACAGCCTGGTGTAGGAGAACAATCAGGCACATGGGGTACCACAACTAACGAAAATTTTGAAATCATTGATAGAGCTTTGAGTGGCGTTAAAAACATAGCTTTAACAACAAATTCTCCTTCTAGTTCAATTAACACAGATACTAATACTGGTGCTTTAACTGATGGGATGTTTAGGGTGTTTCAATACACAGGATCATTAAATGCTGAACACACAGTTACGATTTCCCCAAATACGGCTGCTAAAGTATATATAATCTTTAACAATACTTCTGGTGGTCAAAATTTAAAATTTTTGCAAGGTGATGGAGGCACTGGCCGTGAAGTTACCGTTGTTCCTGGAGAAATAGCTTGGATATATGCTGACGGTAATGCAGAAGATGCGATTGTTAGAAAAGTGGAGCTTAGTAAACTCACAACGGCCCTAGACGTTAATGGTCAAAACATAACAAGCGCAAGCAACGGAAACGTAGTTATATCACCAAACGGTACAGGAGATGTGCAGCTTGATGCAGATACTGTTAGAGTGGGCGATAGTGATGCTGCTGCAAACATTGCTAGTAATGGAAATAATAATCTTATACTAAAGACAGGTAATGCTACGACAGGAAGTATGACGATAGTGGATGGAGCAAATGGCAACATTTCTCTTGCTCCAGATAACACAGGTTTTGTTGGTGTCCCAAATATTGTTTTTAACACTGCTCTTGATGCTACGGATGCTGTTGGTGAAAATAACTGGGTAATAAAGCTAACCAGTGGTAATTTAATTTTTGAGAATAATGGCAGTGCAAAGATGAAATTAGATACGAATGGCAATCTTACTGTTGTGGGTGATGTAACAGCTTCAGGATCATTGTAATGTCAGCACTTCCGCAGACAGGGGCAATAAGTCTTATTCAAATAGCAAATGAGTTTGGTGTTACTTCTGGTGCGAGAAGCCTAAAATCATTTTATCGAGGTGGATCAAATGTATCTGACACTGAAGTTGTAACTACCAGTGCTACTAATGCACCTTCTAATAATACTCCTGTGTCTAATTTTGCTGGTGTTACAGGTTTAACTTTATCGGCTGATTTAACGACATTATCTACTGATGGTAATGGTAGAGCTTTAATTTATATCGCTAGTAATGATGCAGCAGATAGAACATTAGCTTTAAATAGCACCTATAGTTATGAAGCAAATGATATTCTTGAGGTTTATGTTAAAAATGCTGGTGGACAAACCAGTAGAGTGACTGGCACTTACACGAGTGGAACAATTAGTACCAGCCCGATAACAAGACAAGGGGATAACCCTGGTCATGCCACTGTAACTAACACTGGCTTTAGTGTGCAAGGGTCAGACCCAGGTGTTAATTCACAAACAAGTGAAACTAGTTTTTTTACAACTAATATTACAGGTGCAGGGGTTTTAGATTTAACTTCTATATCTGGTAATCTTAATCCAGTACTACAATACATGACTGCTTATGTAAGAGTAAATCCTGGATCAGACGGTCAAGCAGTAACAGTGGTGCGAGATGATGGTACATTATTTACAAATAATTCTGCGTATGCCGTTAATATAACAGGAAATGCTACAAACACTGTTCAAGTTGGAGGTACGTTAACAGGAGCTTTTCCTGATTCAAACAATCAATATACCTGTTCTTATACTCCTGTAAGTAATGATCAAACAGCAACTACTGCTCCTCCTACGGGTGACTCACCAGTAAATAACTTTGGTGGTATTACAGGTCTAACGTGTACAAAAATTGCAAGTAATGCTTCAGGACTTAGTAATACAAACACTGCTCAAACAGTTACATTGACTTCTGGTGTTTATTATAACTTCACTGCTAAAGTGGTTTGGAATATGATAGGTGGTTCTGCTTACAACAAGAGCCTTGCATATGGTGGATATAGAATGGGTTCTGATAGAGCCGATAGCGGTGTAACAGTTGGAGTAAGTGTGAGCGCAACTGGGTCATCTAATGCTGCTACAAACAGAGATGCAGGCACATTTTATAATGGCGTTAGTCAAGGAGGTTCGTTTACGGGTCAACCGTTATTAGCTGTTTCTGATTTAGCCAGAGGTGGTGGAAGACACGCTCTAAATGCTCAAGTGAGTATTTCTATAACTGTGATAGGAACACCATCAGCCGATACAGTGCTTGACTTTTCTCCAGGTGCTAGTTCAGCACCATCTAGAAATACAGGCAATAGCACTTTTGGTTCACAAACGCTAACTAATTCTACGACATCGTTGTTTAATTTCACAAATAACACGGGTTTTCCTGTAACAATATCAGGTTCTGGAGTGACCACTACAACTATACCTGATGGTGGTACAAATAACGAAGCATTAGCCGAACCTAGTGGCAACTTTACTATTCAATATCAAATAGCTAATGCACAGGCGTTAAATGGTAATATACCTGAATCTGGTGCGATTAGTCTTACTAATTTTTATGGCACGGAGGACTTCTCTTAATGCCTTTAACCAAATTACAGTTTAGACCAGGAATAAACAAAGAGATATCTGAATACTCTAACGAAGGTGGTTGGATTGACGGAGACAAGATACGATTTCGTTTTGGTTATCCAGAGAAAATAGGTGGTTGGACTAAATACACAAGTAGCACTTATCTTGGTACACCCAGAACATTACACGCATGGATTACCCTAGCTGGAGACAGATACTTGTCTGTTGGCACAAATGTTAAATATTACATTGAGTCAGGCGGTGCATATAACGATATTACGCCTGTAAGACGAACAGTAAGACAGCCTTTTGTTATGACAGGCACTAGTTTGTCAGGAACAACAAGCGTTGGAACAGTGACAACCTTAATTATTACAGACGTTGCTAGTGCTGGTGCAGCGTCAGGAACAGACCTAACAATGCTTGTAGATGGTGTTGCGTCCACCTCTGAATTAGGAACACTTAGTTATGTAGGTCCAGAAAGTGAAAGACCATTAGGTATGACAAGTGCTCTTGGAACAGTAACTGTCGAAGCAGATGATGTGGTGGTTGTAGGTGATTAATGGCAGATATTAGTGTTACAGTTACAGGTGTTACAGCTACTGGTCGCACAGATGGCTTGCCTTTGTTTCAAACAAACACTGGGGGTGACATAAGATTTACTACATCTGCGTCTAGCACTTTAGTTGAAGTTGAAAACGCATCACATGGGTGTGTGTCTGGGGATTTTGTTACTTTCTCAAACGTCACTTTTGGAGGGGCAAGTCCTTCTCTTGTAACACAGTTAGAAAACAATCTAGAAATAACAGTTACAGGGACAAATACATTTACAGTAAATGTTGCATCTGCCACTGGCACTGACTTACGACTTGTAGGGGCTGCCGATGCTGACTTCATGTTAAACAAAGGCAGCGTCACACAGCTTTTAGGTACGGGCTGGGGTGCAGGACCTTGGGGTGCAGATGGTTGGGGCGATGCAGCAAGTGAGGCTGTTACGCTCTCAACTCAGTTACGTCTATGGCAACAAGACAACTTTGGGGAAGACTTAATTTTATTACCAAGAAACGGACAATTATACTATTGGGATAAAACGTTAGGGTTTAACACAAGACCACGTTCCCTTGATAGCTATACCTCTGCTGCGCCAACAAAAAGCAGAGAGGTTCTCGTTTCTGACAGAGACAGGCACGTTATTGTATTTGGAACCACGCCTTTAAACAGCACGGATCTTGACCCACTGCTCATACGTTTTAGTGACCAAGAGAATCCGTTTGATTGGACTCCTACTGCCACAAATACGGCTGGTGATTTAAGAGTTGGTAGTGGCTCTGAGATTGTCCAAGCCGTTGAGACAAGGCGTGAGATAATTGTGTTGACAGATACAAGCGTACACTCGATGCAGTTTTTAGGACCGCCTTTTACATTTGGCATATCACAGATAGCAGAAGGTACAACTATAAGAGGTATAAATGCTGCGGTAGCTATTAATGACGCTGTGTTCTGGATGGGTGTGGATAGATTTTACTTGTATGATGGTCGTGTGCAACCGATACCTTGCACTGTAAAAGACCATGTGTTCAATGACTTTGATGCAGCTAACTCTCAAAAAGTTATCGCTGGTAGAAACTCTGCCTATGGTGAGGTGGTATGGTATTATCCGTCTGAATCCGGTGGCACAGGTGAAAATGACCGATATGTTGTTTACAACTATGAAGAGAAGGTCTGGTATATCGGAAACTTAGCGCGTTCTGCATGGCTTGACAGAGGCATTTATGAGTATCCATTTGGTGCTACACATGATACAGACTCTGTTGCTGCAAGACAATTATACACACATGAGTTTGGTAATGATGCCGATGGTGCTGCGCTAGTGGCGTTTATTGATTCTGCTCCTATAGATATAGGTGATGGCGAACAGTTTTCTTTTGTACGCAGGATGATAGCAGATGTAGACTTTTCTAACTCTGATACGGGTGCAACCAAAGAAGCTACGTTTACACTGAAACGTAGAAATTCTCCTAATGAGACATTTACAACAACAGATACGTTTACTGTAACAAATACAAGCGGCCAAACGCATACTAGAGTTAGAGCACGTTCTTTGGGCTTGAAAGTACAATCAAACAATACAGGTGTTAACTGGAGACTTGGTTCAACAAGAATAGATATAAGAGGCGATGGTAGAAGATGAGTAGAGAATTAGCTCCAATACAGTTTGCTTTGCCCCCAGAAGAATATGACCGTGCTTATTTTGATGATGTTGTTCGCAGTTTATCTCAACTTGTGGTACAGATGAGAAACCCAGGTGAACTTAGAGGAACTAAAATTACGCTTACAGATTTACCCACATCTTCTGTTGGGTTAGAAACTGGAGCATTGTTTAATGATAACGGAACTGTTAAGATAGTGACATAATGGGATTATTTTCTAAGTTCAAAGATGCAGTAAGCGAAGCACTACCTTTGATAGGAGGCACAATAGGCATGGCCTATGCTGGTCCTATTGGTGCTGCGTTTGGCTCTGGGATTGGAACTCTTGCTCAAGGCAGAGATATCGAAGATGCCATGAAAAATGCAGCCATAGGATATGGTGTAGGCAAAGTTGGTAGTGCCTTTGGTTTTGGAAAAGCTGCAACTCCTGGTAAGGGCGGTATTAAAGGATTTATACCTGGGCGTAACATGGAGGTTTTTGAGGGGGCTGGTCGTGAAGAAAGAATACAAGATTTTCTTGGGATTGGTTCAGATGCAACGGCAATTCCTATCGATAAAGGAGCACTGGGTATTGGAGCGTTAGCCTTGGGTTCTTCTTTGTTTGCTGGTGAGCAAGAAAAAGAAGAGGACAACTTAGTTCCAGCGCAGGCAGAACCTGAAGGTGAAGCATTCGGCACGGTCACTGGACCATTGACCGGAGAGGTCTATGAAATTAACGATCCTGATGATTTAGCACGCTACAGAGCAGAGCAGACAAAAATACAGTCGCCAGACTTTACATATGATGATATAATCAGACAAAGATATAATTATAAGGACGGTGGTGAGCACATGGGTGGCGGTGAAGTCACGGGCCCCGGAACAGGGACCTCGGATTCAGTACCAGCTAGACTATCGGATGGTGAGTTTGTATTAACTGCAAAGGCAGTTAAAAATGCAGGTGGCGGTGACAGAAACGTAGGTGCTGCTAGATTGTATGACATGATGGCAGAACTAGAACAGACAGCGGTGGCATAATGGCAGTACAAAGAGTAGAACAAACAGCTAGACTTCCAAAATATCAAGAGGACTTTCTTGCTAATTTATTAAAATCGGCTGAAACTTTAACTGCTGGTAGCACAATGCCTTTTGCACCTACGCAGATTGCAGGGTTGTCTCCACAACAACAACAAGCAATTCAAGCTGGAATGGCAGGAATCGGTTCTTTCCAACCTTTGATGCAAGAAGCTGCTGGTGCGTTAAGTTCTGGAATAGCAGGGGCACAGGGTGCCACCATTACACCAGAATCCTATCGGGCTTTCATGGATCCTTACATGGAAGACGTAATTCAGCAACAGTACAAAGATATCGCTCGTCAAGGTGACATCGCACAACAGACAATTGGCGGTCAAGCTGCAAGAAGTGGAGCGTTTGGTGGCTCGAGGCAGGCTGTTGCAGAAGCAGAGTTAGGTCGTAATGTGTTAGAGCAACAAGCTAGAACAGGTTCCGCACTTCGCTCCGCAGGGTTTCAACAAGCACAACAGGCCGCGCAACAAGCAGCACAGCAACAGTTGCGTCAGGCACAACTTTCAGGTCAGTTAGGAACAGCAGCAAAACAACTTGGCACACAGGATATAAACACAGCCCTTGGACTTGGAGCGTTGACTCAACAGTTTGGTTCTACCGACCCAACAACAGGGGTGTTTACTCCGGGTCAGGCACAGCTAACCGCAGAGCAATCCAACTTGATGGCATTACAAGGGCTTCCTTTTCAGTCGCTGTCATTCTTGTCTGATATATTCAGGGGCGTTCCGTCCACACAACAAACATCCACGATCACTTCAACACCAGACCCGAGCCTTGGTTCACAGTTGTTAGGGCTTGGTATCGCTGGGCTTGGTGCGGCAGGCGCAGCAGGTGGCATAGGAAATTTATTTAACTTTGGTATAAACCCACTTAGTTGATAGGAATACAAGATGAGCCCAAGAAACCGTAAAATGTTCAGACCTAAAAACGCTGGTAGACAAGCGGCAGGTATTCTTGCATCATCACCACAGTTGATGCAGACGGTGCAGAAAAGAAATCTTGGTGGGATTAACGTATCTCCTCAACAACCTGGTCCACGGTCTTCGGCTGGTTTTCCTAACTTTTTAAGTTTTCTGGCTCGTGGTGCTCTTTCTGGGACTGGTAATAGAGCATCCAGTGGTAGTAATAATTTAGGAACCAATGCACAATTAGCTTCAATTGCTTTGCAAAATGCACAAAATCGTGCCCGAGATTTAGAAGAGGCAAGAAATCTTGCTTTGGCTAATAACACTCCTGTAGTTGACTTTCAGACAGCGTATTCCAATCTCCTTAGAGACAAACCTACTGACACTAGAATTACTAGAGGTTTAAAAAATATCACTAGAGCAGGTGACAAACTTCCTTCTCCACTAGAAATAGCAGGGGGTATACTTTCTCTTCCTGCACAGGCATACGACTTTTTAACTGAAAAACCTTACGACCCAGGGTCAGCTAGTATGTACAGGCCAGGAATGGGGGGTGGAGATGCAGAAGCCGCAGGTGGCATAAAACCACCTTCAGTTCCAATAGCAGAGGGTGCTGAACAACTTGGGATATTGCCTAGTGAGGAAATGATTGATAGTTCTGTTACAAGTTCAGTTGGTCCTACCTCAAGACCTGAACAGATACCTGAACAGAATGTTGAAAAAAATGCTGAAAAAACCTCAAGAAAAAAGAAGTCAGAGGATTCTTCTACTCCGGAAACAACCACTATACTTAATCAAGAAACTGTGGACACTTTAAATTCAGGTTCATTAAGCACTGAAGAAGAATTTAATTTAGCTCAAACCACAGGCAATAAAATAATAGACCAAGCACTAAAAATTATTTCAGGCACTGGAAAGCAGCAAACTGATTCTTCTAAAGCAAAAGCCGTAGACGAAACTTTTGGAATTACAGGTACACGAAAAGAAAGAATAGAAAAAAGAAAAGCTGTTTTACAACAACTTCTTGGAGAGAGAGCCAAAGACATAAGAACAGATGCTAACTATAATCTTATAATGACAGGTTTGTTGATTGCCGCAGGTGATGACCCAAATGCCATGGTAAATATTGCCAAAGGTGCTGCGCTCGGATTAAAAGGATATGCTGAAGCTGTTGGTGAGGAAGCAAAAGAGATATCTAAAGAAGATCGTGAACTTACTCTACAGGCAGCAGACGAAGTTGGTGCAGAGATAACAGCAGAAAAAGCAGATAAAATAGCAGAACAAAGAAGACTTGCAGAGAACCAACATGAAAGTGATATGCAAGACAAGAGACTTGCAACCGCTTTAATACAAACTCAATCTCAACTTACCTCTCAAGAAAAAATAGCATTAGCAAACATACAGTCTAGAGAAAAAATAAATCAAAACACTTTGGAACAAAACTTAAAACTACTGAATATAAAAGGTGAACAAGCTGTCGAGCTACAAAATATGAGGGCAGAATTAGAAAAAGAACTTCTAAATTTAAAACCTGATTCTGAAGCTTTTAGAATGATAGAGCTATTTAAGTCAGATGCAAAGGATAGAGGTGAAGAGATGACCGACCTAGAGGCTTTTGCTTTATACAAAGCTGCTGATACTGCTCCCTCAAGGCCAACGGACCAAACGCTTTCTTACAATAGACTTTTATCGTTAAACATAAAACCCGATCAAGCATGGTTGCTATCTCAGAGCGGAGTTGCCTCTAAATTAATAGAAGAAATGGGATACGAAGGATTTGTTAAAAATTACTTCGGGGCAGCAGGACAGCAAGGTCAAAGATATACGGTTGGTCAAACAATAACCCAAGGGGGTAATAGATTTGAAATTACAGCAGTTGACGCTCAAGGAAATATTACCGCCACCAAAGAGCTATAAATAAAATGGTAGCTTTTGATCCTACTAAACCCTTTTCTTTAGAAAAAGAAGAAGAAGCGAATGCATCTCCAGTTTTTGATCCTACTAAACCCTTTTCAACAGAATCAACCACACAAGAATCAACCACACAAGAAATAGCTGAAGGCATTGCATCTGGTTTAATTGCTATACCACAAGGCATCGCGGAACTTGGTACAGGGCTCACGGACCTTGTGTTTGATACAAATTACACACAAGATGTGACTGATTTTGCTGATGGTGTTAGAGCGATGGCAGGGATTGACCCTGAAGGTGCGGCAGGTGAAATAGCAGAAGTCGTCACCCAATTTGTAATTCCTGGTCTTGGAGCAGCAGGTGCTGTTAGTAAACTTGGTAGATTGAAAAATGCCTCGAGGTTAACCAAAACAGCGGCACAAGCAGGAGCAGCAGGTATTACTGATGCGGTAGTAGCCACAGATGGAATTACTACTCTTGGTGATTTCTTTGGTGGCGGTGTAACTCAGACAACAGATACAGTTGGCCTCGAGGGCAGAGAGGCGGCAGCAGCAAAGATTGGTAACAAATTAAGAGTAGGACTTGAAGCAGCAGGTGCAACAGCGGCAGTTGACCCTATACTTAGAGCCCTTGGTTTTGGTGGTAGGATGGCATCTAAAGTAGCTACTCCGATCACTGCCCCTGCCGCTAGAATAGCTAAAGCAGCCACAACGAGTATAAGTTCTGGTGTTCAAAAGATAGCCGATGAGAGTCCTTTGGTAGATGGCTTTTTAGCATCATTTAGATTTAGAGGAAACTTGCCACAAGATTTAGCAGAAGCACAAAGTAAAATTAGAGGAGAGGTAGACGCAGAGCTAGGTCAAGTTTCTAGAACTATTTTGCAACTAGAAAGTGGCATTAATGATGCTTTAAAAAATTCAGAAAACATATTAGCAAATGGATCTCCTCTGTCTAGGGAAGAGGCATTAAACAGGTTGTACGGGTATCTTACAAAAGACGATGGCTTTGTAAAAGCAGCGGAGGAAGCAGGATTGCCTCCACTTAAAATGCTTCCAAAAGAAATGCAATCTGCTGCTCGTAAGGCAAGAGTTCAAGTAGACAGACTATCCAAACAAATAAAAGCTTCTGATTATCTGACACGAGACACAGAGAATTTAACCTTGCGAGAATTAGATGCCATGGAGGCAATAGACAAAAACATAGGTTCTTATTTGAGAAGAAGATATAAGATATTTGAGGACAAATCATACGCTAGTTTAAACAATCCTGCTTTTGCTCAACGCAGACTTGAGACAATAGACTATTTTACAGCTAACCCAAGAGCAGCTTTAAACATAGCTGAAGAACTTGGCTCTCCGATTGCTTCTAGAGTAGAGGCAGGGAGAGACACTATATCTAGACAGGATGCAGAAGCACTAACAGATGACTTTCTAAATAGATACTCGGGTAGAACTCTTAAAAAAATGGGAACTAAAGGTTCTCAAGAAGTTGCTTTAAATCGATTACGGACAGGTTTGTTTAAAAGTCGCCAGGCAAGTAACCCAGTTTTACGCAGACTTCTTGGAGAAATAAAAGACCCTATAGAAGCTTTAACAACCACCGTTGCTGACATGTCCGAGTTTGTAGCCATTGACAAGTATTACAAATATATAAATGACAATCTAGTGGACGAAGCGGCAGGAAATTTTATTTCAAAAAATTCTTTTGATCAACTAAGTGACACTGCAAAATTAGATTATGTTCCTCTTGAAGAAGGGTTTGGTTCCTTGGAAGGAACCGTTTACGCTAAAAGAAATGTTTACAAAGACCTTGTAATGCAGACACGAGGTAATACAAACGATGTAGGCAACGTAATGAGAGCCGCATATTCTGGATTTCTAAAAGGTAAAGGTATAACACAGTACGGAGCAACCGTGCTCTCGCCTATAACACAGATAAGAAATTTTACTTCCTCTTCTTTGTTCGCACTAGCACAAGGTAACGTGGGGGCAGGGGCCAACATATTTGATTCAATCGGAATTGTTTGGAATAATATTTATAGAAAGCCAGACAAAGAAAATTATTTTAGAAACCTGCAAAGATTAGGGGTAGTAGGAAATCAATCCCAATTAAAAGAAATAGACAAACTTATAAGAGAAGGATATGGCCTTACGGCTGGGGCTGTAGATGATACCGTTGGAGTCCCACTAAATCAAAGAAGAACAGGTAGTTATGTTTCTACGTTAGCAAACGGTAACACAGGAATGTTTATTCGTAGCATAAACAGTAAGGCTCGAGACTTCTATCAGGGGGGTGATGATGTATGGAAAGTATATAATTTTGAATTTGAAAAAAATAAAGTATTGTCTGCCCTTGGTTCAGAAGCACAAGTTATAGAAGCAACTGGTAAAAGCTCTGATGAATATGCCGCAGATATCGTAAAGAACACCGTTCCAAACTATGAACGTGTGCCTAGAGTAGTTAAAGAACTTAGAAAATTACCTGTCGGTAACTTTATTGCATTCCCAGCAGAGATTTTAAGAACTAGTGCAAACACTTTAAAGCAGGCATTGGATGAGTTAGCTAACCCTAACAAGAAAATTCAAGAGATAGGCATGCGTAGACTAACTGGTTTTGTCACTACCACTATGGTTGTTCCAACTGCAATACAAAAAATGGCATTGGATTTAACGGGAACAACACAGGAACAAATTGATGCTGTTAGAGAGACAGGTCCTTCTTGGGTGCAAGAATCTATTTTGTTACCAACAAGCACCAAGAAAAATGAAGATGGGAAAACAGTTATCACGGGCTATGTAAACTATAGTTATACAAACCCCTACAGTTATCTTAACAGGCCTGCAAGAGCTATACTAAATGCTGTAAACAAAGGTGAGGACCTCGGATCTGACACAAGTGCTATTGCTACAGATGCTGTTCTTTCTGCTATGACAGCTATGTTTGAGCCTTTTGCTAGTGAATCCATTTTAACAGAACGAGTTTTAGATGCTACAGTTAGAGGAGGTGTTTCTCAAACAGGAGCTAAAGTATATAGAAAAGAAGTGGATACTCCTGGTGACATTGCATACAAAAGCATGGCTCACATCTCAGGAGCCTTTGTTCCCGGTGCAGCAAAATTATTTGCAGATATAAAAGCACAAAAGAAAGAAACCCAAGAACCTGGAATTGAATTAGGTAGATTAGCAAGAGCTTTTGCTCAAGACACAAAAGATCCCGCTGGAAATGAAAGACAAATTGCAGGAGAAATATTCAGAGCTTTGTCTGGAATTACAGAGACAGAAGTAAAACCCGAAAATAATTTAGTTTTTAAAGGGTTTGAGTACGATAGAAGCATACAAACCGCAAATCAAATATTTAACTCTGCTGTGTCCACGAGAGGTACTTTGTCAGATGAAAACGCAATTCAAACTTTTATAAATGCGAATGAAGCACGGTATCGTGTAATGAATGACATGTACAGATTTATTCAGAACATGCGACAAAACATGACTGAGCAAGAAGTGAGGCGTGCGTTAAAGAAAAGAGGTGTTACAGAATTAAACGCATTGATGAGAGGAGAGTTTGTTCCCTTTATGCCATCCTCTTCTGTGAAGAAAACAGTAAGAGAAAATGGAAATAAACTTCCGATGTCCGAGCTTTATGAAATTAAGTCACAATTACAAGGAAGAAAACTAGGCGAACCAGAGACACCGCAACCCGAACCTGTCACACAAGAGACAACACCCTCTGCCCCAGTTGCCGAACCCATTCAATCGGCAACACCGCAGTCGGGGGCTACTGCTAGTATCGTTCCTCCCAATACACAAGCTCAGTCAGCCCCCGTTCAGCCTCGAGATCCATCTCTTTATTCAAGCGGCAACCCAATAGACGCTTTAAAAAATTTACAGATAGTAAGAAGACTACAAGGACAATAATATGAAAAACTTTGATGAATCACTAGCATGGGTCCTGGAACACGAAGGAGGCCATGTTGACCATGCAGAAGATCCCGGAGGAGAAACTATGATGGGGGTGACCAGGCGTGTGTATGAAAAATACTGCATGGAGAATGACCTGCTAGTAAAAGACATGCGTACATTGACTCACGAAGATGTAGCTCCGATATACAAAAAGAATTACTGGGAAAAAATGAAATGCGATGAACTACCTAGCGGTGTAGATTATTTTGTTTTTGACTTCGGTGTAAACGCTGGACCAAGCAGAGCGATTAAATTTTTACAAAAAGTGGTGGGTGCTACACAAGACGGTGCCATCGGACCACAGACCCTTGGTCTTGTTAACGATGCAGATGTGCTGCATACGTTAGATGCCCTGTATTCAGACAGGCAAAACTACTATGAATCTCTGTCTCATTTTAAAACTTTCGGTAAAGGTTGGACTAGACGCAACAACGAAGCTAAAAAGCACGCCTTACACCTTGTTGAGCCTCTTTCATAAGTTATTGATTTTACTCAATAAAAATTCCAATTCTCAGGCCCTTCAGCAGCGATAGTCGTGTAAATATACCATGAAGGACGCGAGAATTGACGTTTTTAGCCTTTTTTATAATCTTTCTTTGCCTTGCAGTGGTCTTAGGCATGCTAGTATGGATAATTACCAGTAATTAAACTGACTATCCTACCTCACCCCAGTTCTTACCCATCTCTGCATCTACTTTGAAAGGAATGTTTAGGTCTTCCACACAGGTTTCCATAATTTCAACGACTCTGGTGGCCTGTTCCTCTGACTCTATGTTAAAACAAAGCTCATCGTGCACCGTCAACATTGGAACAAGGCCCTCGTTGTAGCAATCTACCATGGCTTTTTTTGTCTGGTCAGCACTCGAGCCCTGTATAAGTTTGTTAAGAGCCTTGTATGTAAACGCTCTTCTAATCATGCCCTTGCCACCATACTCTTCTAATGCTTCTTTCCAAGGCAATGCTTTATTAAATCCAAAAGACTTCGGCTCATACATCTCAAACCTACACTTACGACCCAACCATGTGCGTATCACACCTTTCTTTTGTGCTTGAGTCATAGCTTCATCTGCTATGCCTCTCACAAACGGAACCTTTTCATGATACACTTCCAGAAGTTTGGTAGCTTCTTCTTCAGATATATCCAACACACCTGCAAGCTTGCCCTTGCCCATGCCATACATGATTCCAAGATTAACTGTCTTTGCTTCTTTTCTTTTGATACCTGCCATATCCGCAACCATCTGGTGAAAGTCTGCATCTCCTTTCTTGTACATCTCTACAACTTCATCAATCTGTGGGTGCCTTGCAGGGCCTTTTATCTGTGCACAATAATGCGCCAACCACCGAGGTTCTTGTGATGCATAATCAAACGAGCCCCACTTTGCCCCCTCCTCTGGTATAAACAAACCTCTAATTAGTTTCTTTAATTCTGGATCTCGTGCAGGTATCTGTTGTAAATTAGGGTTAGAAGAACTAAATCTACCTGTAACGGTACCTCCATCGTCACTTCTCAGTGGGTTAAAGTCACAATGTAGTCTGCCGTTATGGCTGTGTTCTACAATCGTATCGATGAAAGTCGTGTTAGCTTTGTTGAACTCTCGTATTTTTAATATCTTATAGGCTATTGGATGTTCATGATTCTGAAGAAACTGTTTTGTAAAGGAGGGCGCATCAGTGTTGTCTGTCCTATGGTATGGAAGACCAAGAGCGTCAAACGCCTTTGCTATGGATGTAGCCGCCCATGGCTCAATAGAAACTCCAGTTTCGGCCCGTATTTCTTCTAATAGGTCAACTTCTCTTTTCTCGAGTAGCTTCTTTACTTTCTCTGCTTTATTTAGATCAACCCGTACCCCTTTTGTTTTCATGTCTAACAAGCACGGTATCAAAGAACTTTCAAGATTGAATATCGATTCACATTTTTGTTGTTTAAGTTCTATTGATAGCTTGTTCCAAAGTCTAAGAGTCACAGCCGCATCCTGTTCAGCGTATGGACCAACATATCTACATGGCAGTTGCCACATACCTGACTTTGGATCTACACCAAAGTAAGTAGCCGCCTGCTTCAACAGTCTTTCGTTCTTATATTCTTGTAGATACTCGCCTGCCAAAGAGTTTAGATTATAGTATCTTCTGTTTTCATCCAGCAAAGGGGCGGCTATCATGGTATCGATGATTCGACCTTGAACCTCTATCCCCTCTGCTCGTAGCCAACCCAGATCATAAGTCGAGTTGTGAAACACTTTTTCTATATCTGGTGTCGCCATCTGTTTCTTGAACCATGACAACACTATATCCTCCGGTAAGTTCTCACCTTCTGCATGTCTGAATGGAAAATATCCCTGATAATCTCCTGCCGCTACAGCTATGCCAATCACATAGCCATCTCTTCGAGGCCATCCTGGTCCCAGGGTTTTGATGTTTGGGTCTTTCGTTTCCAAGTCAACAGCAATTCTTTTATGCTTTGTTAAATCTGGAAATACTTGAGGAGGTGACCAGTCTTTATCTAAAGAGGCTAGAGACACCTCTTTCATATCCTCCTTGTGAGCAAAGTCAAACTCAGGGTTTTCTAGAAAATCAAATTGATGCTTCGACTTCTTCAAGAGACATCCTCCATACAAATATAGGAGTAGATTCCCCTACAAAAGCACCTATCGTATTAAACTCTAAATACTCTATTGCTTCATCTTCTGTCATGCCATCTCTTTCCACAAGAATTTTCATGCAACGATATGCATCGTATACGATAACGTCTTTACGATTGACAGGGTTGAGAGCCCTGCCAATCACTGCCTTGTCAAATCCATCAGCTTTTAACATTTACCATTTCTCCACCCAAGGCGGCATATCCGATTATGTCTACCCAAGAATCACTCTTGGTTATGTCTTCAGATAATCGAGCTAGTTTAACTGCTATCATACAGGCAATCACTTGCTCGGGGGTTATCTCCGTCTTGCAAATTATAGTCCACATCTTTGCAATACGATCATGATTTATCTGGGACTCTCCATAATCATTTGCCCTTGGTCCATTGATTAAAACTCTAGCCTCATCTAAAAACCAACCCCTGTTCTTAGGTCTTGGCTTACCTATTACTACTCTAGCTTCGTTTCTAAATATAGCTTGTTTTTCATTTCTCCTTATTTTAGCCACATAGTTTGGATTGGCTTTTGCCATGGCACCTATTTCTTTGTTGCTCTTTTCTGGATGCTCTTTTATTAACTGTATAACTTTTCTTAGTTTAGATCCTTTTTTCATATGTAAAATCCCCATTCTGATTTTGCTTCTATTAAATGTAATTCTTTCTTGGCTCTGGTTATGCCAACATAAAAAGTTCTTTTCTCAGCATCCTGGTCTTTTGATTTAGATGCTGCTTTTGATGACTCTAAAATTAATAATACATTGTCTGCCTCTCCTCCCTTGGCTTTGTGTATAGTTGATATCTTTATCCTTGGTGTACCCGTCAGGATCTTCTCGTTCCTTCTTCGAGCGGATGATATATAAATCTCCTCTGTCTCTGATACATTTATTATATCGTACCACTTAGTCTGCTCGGATGCCTGCAACTCAAACTCGTTTATTAATCGAGCCAGAGTAAAAGTCTCGTCCTCTTCCATCTTTTTGAGCCTGCTCTTTGCAGACCTAGTAAGAAAACCTTTCCTAAGTTGGTCACAAAATTGCCACAATTTCTCAATCGATATTTCAGAGCCTTTGCATAACAACAACCAAGTCTCTATTGATTGCAATATATTCGGAGAGATAGACCACCCCGAGCCCTCTCTGTAAAAGACATAGCCGTCTTCGCGTAACTCTCGAGCGATGTTGTTTGCTATGTAATTAGTTCGAGCAAGCACTAACCACTGGCCCTCATCTAGATCTACATCTCGCACATCACGGTGCCATACAACCGTACCTGTATGTGATGCAGGTTTCCATTGCTTGTCCTGACGGATATCAATACGATTTACAACCGATGCTGCTATGTCATGCACTTGTTGTGGCACACGATACGATTGCGTAAGTATTTGCTTTTCTTCAGATGCTCTTAAAAAATCTTTTACGTTCACACCCATCCATGTATAGATGCACTGGTCATCATCTCCGGCATAGTACACACGCTTAGAATTAGGTGCCAGTATTTCGCGCACCATGCGCCACTGGAGCGGTGCTAGGTCTTGTGCCTCATCAACTATCAGAACATCAAATGAAGGTCCCTCACCGTCCTCGACAAACTCTTCAATCATGTCTACGAAATCTTTTTTATCTGCTTCTTTTTTGTATGCTCTTAGTGCATTATCCACGATCCGTGCCTGCTGAAAATGCATTCTGTAATCAGCCGTATAATTAAACTCTTCTTCCAAACTCCATCCACGGACTCTGGCTATCTGAATCATACCCAGATATGCATCACCCCCTTTGCCCTGTGCAAACAAACCACCATCAGCCATTGTTAAATAAGAGTTCGTGCTAAAGTCTAACCCAACTAATTTTCCAAGCTCACGATAATCAGAAGACCGCATCACATCCTTAGAAGCCATTCCTTGATATTGAAAAGCTAGAGAATGCAGTGTTCTAAACCAAGTCAGGTTATCTGGGTTCACGTTTAATTCTTGTACGGCTCTTTGCTTTGCTTCGTCAGCGGCCTTACGACTAAAAGAAACAAAGGCAATCTTATCCAAAGGGGTGCCTCTTTGTATTTCTTTCTTAACAATATTAATTAGCGTTGTTGTTTTGCCTGTTCCTGGAGGACCAAAGATTGTTGTCTGCATTAGAAGGGCACCTCCGTCTTTTCTATCTCGACATCAGGCACATCTACTTCTTGGGTAAATTCTGGTATCCACCACACACGGATAGTTTTCCATTTCTCTTTAGACGTTTTAAAACTTTTTGCCCCATTGGCTTCTTGACCTCCATTCATTTCCTTCAATCGTTCTTGAACTTGTGCCCTCGAGTAATCATCAAACTTACGCTGTCTCAAGAATCCCATAAGAGAATCTAATCTAAAAAAAGTATATCCTTCTCTCGTGTACGGCTTGCCAAGAATAATCTCTTCTGCACTCTGCGCCTGTATTCTGCCAGTGCAGTATGCCTCCATGTGCTCAAAGAACTGTCCTTTGAATGTAAGCTCATCTGGCACTTCAATCTCGTTTAGGTTCTCCATCAAACTATTAACAAGAATCTGCCAATCACTTGCCTTAAATGTGTCTGGCATAAAACTTAACTGCTCCATGCAGGCTCTTTGAAATCTGACAGGCATTTGTAGTTCTTCTGTTGTTAGCTCTAGCCTCCTGCCATTTACATCCATGAACCAGAGCCTTGGTTCCGATAACACAACAGATAGGCCTGCTAGATCCATCGTTACTTTTTGATTGCCAACACCATACTTTAAAGTTTTGCATAACGTCTTGTTGCAGAAAGACTTCATTGGCTCTTGATCACATGTGTAAAAATATTCTTTCTTATCCATCTGGTTCTGGATCGTAACAATGTCAGAGGCAGGCAGTGGTGGCTGACAATACTGCGTGTTAATCTTTTCATGATTTGACTTCCAGTTATCTGGGTCCATCATCTTGCATAAGATAGCTACGTTAAACATCGTTGTGTTTCGAGTACCTTCCGGTATGCCCTGCTCCATCATCACACGCAAACATGGAGGCCAATCTTTAAACATGTTTGATTGACCACCTAAACTAATATTTAAAAAATCTTTTGGTGAAACACTGCGTTTCTTAACAAGTGTGAGAAACTCTGTTAGCTTCGCGTTCTTGCCGTTCTCTTTGACCGCATACCGCATGGTTTGTTCCGAGTCAAAGTATGGAAGGTTAATAAAGTTCCCAACATCACCACGCTCAACAAGCACTTGTTCTTGTTTGGGAAATATTTCGCACCCTCCAAATCCAAGATATGACGCAATCTCAGATGCCTTGTCACGGAACTCTCCTGCCAGTATCTCTTCTGTAAAGAAGAAGAATATGTGAGCACCGCCCGACTTAGAACGGCACACGATACACGGAACCTTTGCGGCCCGCAGCTTTTTATCTAAGGCTACTAAGTCTAGAGGATAAGTGTCAATATCCAGTGCACCAAAGTTACATTTGTTGTTTTCATTTATGGGAATGGATCCTACACCAAGGATACCTTTTAGGTGAGACTCTACGAGCTCTTCTGTAAGAGGCTCTCGAATAATTCTAGAGTTAGCCTTTTGCTTTCCGGCCACTCTTTCTTCCTGTATTTTTGTCTGTCCATGTGCGTATTCAAACCCTTTGAAAGCCGCCATGAACCGTTGCGTTTGATTCATCTATTCTCTCCAGATAATGGTGGAGGTTGGTTATGAAATAGAAAGGAACCTGTGAGCGGATAAAACGCCAATTAAATACACTCACATTGATGAAGCACTTTCATAACCTTTCGGGGACCTCCAACTCCCGTCAACAACTTAGCTTCACCAAAATTTAAAAGGGTAAGTCACCATCAGTAGACTCTGGAGAGTCATCTATTTCGTCTGAACTTACACTCGAAGTTTGTATCTCACCTTTTGTGAAACTATCAAAGAGTGTCCTGGCCGCCTCGATAGCAGGGAAAGGCACATCGGTAGGCTCCATCTTAGATACATCGAAGTTGAACCACGAACCTTTGTCATTAGACTCTTGGATTGTTTTCAACTTCCATACTGTTGCCCACATCGGTGGATTGTAGAGGCCCTTCTTGCCCTTGTACTGCAACATACGCATCTGAGTATTCCAACGTCTTGACACTTTTAATTGTGTCTTTTTCATATCACACACAGCACTTTGTGTACCACCGTCTTCGTCCACGATCATGACCAAGTGTTGTGCGGTACGCACGAGCTCGTTGCCAGAAGGTAGCTTTTCAGACGAGCCAACACGTTCTACCTTCTGAATATCTGGATTGGTTGGGTTCAATTCCTGGACAAATCCACCACCCTCTTCTCTGAATGAGAACTCGAGATACTTAGTTGTATACCCACAAGGTATCACAACAACACCTTCTTCTGGATCCCACACCTGACCTGTTACTGTATTGAACAAGTCTCCTGCTGACGCACCCTTAATAAACTTTGGGTCTGTCTTGAGGAGTTGTGGGCTGAGTGGTTGCAAGATACGCAAGAATGGTATCTGCATATCCTCCGTGCCAATCGAATCCATGCCTGCTCCTGCATGAGCCTCGAACTGTTCCATAATATTAGCTACTGCTGTTTCTTTTTTCTTTGCTACTGCTTCTGTCATAACTATTTCCTTGTAATTTTTGCTTCGTTACCTGTGAATACTGAAAATAAATCCATGTCTATTGATTCACCTTTTGAGATTCTGTCTTTAACCCATGCCTTCAACTTGGAATGATGTACATATGTTTTCTGGTTTGGATCTTTACCTTGACTTCTAAGTTCATCTACAAACGCACCTGCTTCATTGTCCTGACCCGCAGAAAAATTTACAGTTACTTCGTTCTTGATGATATCTCCTTCGCCCACTGACCGAATAAATCCGTGAGCCTTGTCCTTGTTCTCTTCGCTTATTCGTGCATGAACAAAGGGCACGATCTTAACCTCATGGTCATCGACCCCTAGTTTATTGGCACCCATCTTTTGCATGAGAGCAGGGATATCTTCTGTGGAAATCTTAGTTGCCTGAAACTTTAGATTTTTAAGATGCTGTTCTGCATCCTCAATGTCTTTGTCAATCTGTAGTTTCCTGCGTACAAGTGTAGATAGATCCGAAACACCTTCTGTAGATACTTCGTCAAACTTACTTGCATCAATCTTTTGTTCTATATGCGCGAATAAATCATAATCGTTCATGTCTTCTCCTTCTTGAATATAAAATAAAGTTTTACCCCTTCGGGTGGTTTAGTAGTGTCCTACTTTTTCTTCACACCGTCAAGCTTCTTGCTTGCCAAATGTTCTTCCCAAGCTTTGTCTATCAGTAGCTCCATTTGTTTAGGAACACTTCTTCTACCCTGATAGGCGAGCTCTTTTACTTTTTCATGGGCATCTACATAGACGGCCACAGATTTAAACTTCGTAGTATCCAATCAAATCTCCTGTAATAATTTAAAGTCTCTAGTTTTGTTATATAAGCAATGATAAGTTCATGTCAACCCAACAATTACCATTATTTTGTTGATATGCTCAACCATTCCTTAACTTTCTCTCCTAATGTTGCGGCAGATATCTTAATCTTACCTTGTAATGTCTTTACAATGTGCACATCTACCGTACCACGGCACACAAGATCCACATACAGCACCTTGTTGTGCTGACCGATACGATGACATCGGTCCTCGGACTGCATGCGTGTCTCGAGATTAAAATCATTTGAGTAATAGATCACATTCGTTGCTGCATTCAACGTGAGCCCCCGACCTGCGGTCTGTGGGTTTGCCACAAAGAATCGTGCCTCACCTCTCTCAAAACTTTCTATCGCGTTCTGTCTTTCGTTGTCAGTTGTGTCACCGAAGAATGTAACCGCAGAGCCCTCACCAAACTTATCTTTGAGAACTTTAGCTATCTTCTTTATGTCATACCTAAACCGCGACCATATAATTATCTTGCCCTGCATCTCTTCTATCGTATCGAGTAGTGCATCTATTCTTCTCGAAGGTATCTCTACTAGCTCACCATCGTCCGTCATCACATGACCACAGAGCACTTGTTGCAAGCGCAGAAGTTGTGTCATAACTGCGGGGGCTGATACCAAATCACCGCCCTCGAGCAGTGCGACTGCTACGTTTTTGAGTGATACATAGTATTCGAGTTGTTCGTCCGTTAAAGACACACCACGAGTTGTATATATCTTGTCTGGTAAATCCAGAGCCTGCTCTTTTGTTACACGAAACGAAAACTTGTCTAACTTTTCGGATAGTTCTTCTAAGTTTCTGTACCCTACAATCATTTGAAAACTATGACTGCCCATTTTTTGTGTGCGTGTTACAGCATACCGACCCTGAAACGACCAATAACTATCATGGTTCAGCAGTGATTTGTCCATAAACTCACACTGCGAAAATAGATCCATAGGTGACTTTGTTACTGGAGAGCCTGTTAATATGCGCTTGTATCCTGCCTGCTTGCCAAACTGTATGATGTTCTTTGTCCGTTTGGCCTTTGGGTTTTTTATGGTCGTGCTCTCGTCCACGGCCAACATAAACTTGCAGTTATCTATGTAGCTTGCCAGATATAAACTCAGTTTCTTAGTTGTTGATCCAAAAGCCTCTACGTTAATAAGAAGTATTCTTAATCGTTTTCTCTCTTCTGTTGCCCCTTCCATAAGTTTTTCTTTTTCTGCCTTGTTGGGGCTTGGTTTCCATACGTCCACCCTATGGTCAACGTGATCAGGCATGTGTGCAGGTATTTCTGAGAGCTCCCAGTTTCGATACACACCCTTGGGTGCAATGATAATAGCCGTATCTATATGACCAATGTCATAGAGCCATACGATATTATCTATCAATACCTTAGACTTGCCGCATCCCATCTCCATAAAATAGGCATAGTTCTTCTTGTCATAAGACCTGCGAAGTGCCTCTTCTTGGTGGGCGTATGGTGGTGTTTTATATCTAAACATTAGCCTGCGATCTTAACCACATTGTTTCTTTCGATATCCGTGAATACTTTTTTCAAAGAATCCTCTGATAAATCCAAAACCTGTTGAGCCCTGCGAATTGCTTCGTTTAAATTTATTTTTCCGTCCTGATACTCATCGTGTATCTTGAGAAGGAAACCCATATCATCTTCTATCATTTTAAATTACCTCCAAGTTCCAGGCCTCTTCTCCATCCGCTCATGTTTCTAGCCTTCTTAGAGTTTGTCTTGGCTCTGGTCTGCCGTGTAGGTTTTGGTGGTGTGAAATTGATAACAGCATCATTGAGTTCGTGTATCTGTTTCCGAAACTCTTCCAAGCTTAATTCCATCTCCTCTAGCTCGATTGCTAGATCGCTCATCTTTCCCATATAAACCTCCTTCATTTGTAAAATATTTAAACCAATGGTCTGCACAATAAGGCGTGCTGTTCTCTATTGCGTCTGCCTTTTCACCGCAAACTCTACAACGCTTCCACATTATTTCGACCTGCCACCCACACCAGAAACCTTGGTAGTAGCATCTTTTCTTTTTGGATCTCTAAATAAAAAAGAGATAATTTTTTTTATAAAGTTCATGTCATTTTTCCCATTTGTAGAACACATGGTCATTAATCCTGACCACATATTGTTTGCTTTCATGCCAGTCTGGTAAGACATAAATGGCATGGTAATGTGTTGATCCTTCCACAAAATCATGTAGTTTGTCCAGATATACTCCTGATGCTAACAATAGAGCACGCTCCCAAGCCTCCTCATCCTGCGGCCTATCGCTCTTACCATCGCACCACCAACTAAACTGACACTTGTTTCTAATTGGAAGGTCGGGCTGCCAAGAATAGGTCTGCCCCTGTTTGACAACCCCACACACCGTGTCAGGGAATCTTTCATCCCTAACACGATTCATTACTACCTGACCCACGGCCACTTGACCTATCGTTGGTTGGTTACGAGCTTCATGGTAGATGTTAAGTGCGAGGCATACTAATGCAGTCTCTATCATTCTTGCACCAACTCATACTCGGTAAAAGTATCGAGCCCCTCTTTCCAATCCCACTCATCATAGTCAGACCATTCGTCAGACCTGTCTCGGTTTATCTCCTCCAGTATTTCAGGCAGTGTCCACTTCACAACACTACCATCGAGTGTGTTTTTCAAAGTATAAATCTTACTCATTCGTACACCTCATACTCGTTGTGAAACTCTTCGTTCAAAGAATCAATTAAATCCTGCGGCAAATAAGACTCGGGCTCTGCATATCCTAATGGATCAAACTTCCCCCCTACTTTGTCTGGATAGTACGCATCTATGCGCTTGCGGCATTCCTCGTTCCAATCATCTAGATCATCGCCAATATGATTGTCAGGATTAAACAAGATAGAAACTGTTGCGTCCGTCCCTGCTATCTTTTCCCTGATGTCGAAAATCATATAGTTATGAATACCCCAAGTATCACACTCGACCTCGTACCCAAGTGACTCGATAAACTTACTGACAAGATGCGTTCCGTTCCATCCATCTCCGTCCATGAACCCCCATTTACTGAAGGCATCCTGCCATTCCCATTCTATCATTATTCTAGGCATCTGTTTCCTCCTCTATATCTACGACAAATGCTATTCTAACTATTCCTTCATCTTCGCTTGCAACAAACCAAGAATCATTTTCTTCTTTGTTAGGAAAAATCATTTCCAATGTTTGCAATAAATCATATCGTGTCATGTTCTCTGCTCCAAAGCGGCTTTTCATAGGAATACAACTCCACAAAAATCCGTTTATCTTTTAACTCGTTATATGTATCGGCAGTAACCTCGTAATGATTTCCTGCCCCATAGGCCATCTCGCCACAGTTCCAGTACATACCCTCGGGCAAGCCGTCAGAGTCATGCTCATCCTGACCATACCAACCTCTAGCGATTATCTCCAAAACATCAGTAGGGTCTTTTGACGTACAAAAAAGTATCGATTGCTCTACCTCAAATTCACCATACTGCTCCCGAATTTTTCCAATAAAATATTTCATTGTGTGCTCCTCCAAGTGTCATGGATGTCGTGTTTAAATTGTTCTCCTTCGTATTCCCCATTTGCTAACTCAGCTAAAAGCAAACAAAGATTGTCGAATGTCCATTCACTACCAACCCAATTTTTTACTTGCTCTACTGTCACAGGTTCATCGTACCATTCTAAATCCATTTACGTTCTCCTTACATACATCGAAATATCGTCATCGCACCTGTCAGCAATATGTTGTGGACACGGCCACACGATAGCCAACAGTCGTGCATCTCGGTGGATATCCATGAACTTATCATCTGCCTCTGCATCCGATATCTCACCATCTTCATGCAAATTCTCTGGTGCAAGTGAGCTACAGATTTGTTGCCATAGATCCTCTGCTTGGTCTTTGTTTTTTGGGAAACCATCCATTAAATATTTAAAGTTAATCATCCTTTTTCTCCAACTGCCTTCCATGGTAGCTTTTTATCTGGCATGACTAAGTCATTGCTCCCTACAAATGAACGCAACATTTGTTGATGCGGCATGTAGTTTATTAACTCCCAAACATATTCCCTGATTTTGTCGTTGTATCTTTTTTCAAAGGTATGAACTACTAAATCACCAACAACCTCATCGTATGTAATGTCATAGTAATATTCACACCATTTATGGTCATCCATTACCTGCCGCCTTGAAGTATGGTCAAACAATGGTATCAGCCTTACCTCGCCACCACTTTTGTTCTTGTTGGCCGCCACAAACGCGGCCGCAAATTCGTCAGCCTCGAACCTTGGCAGTCTCCAAGCATAATCCTTTGCCGCTTCAATGTGATGTGCCGCACCTTCTGGATAATTATCATAGTGTTTATACACTCCATATATATTTACAGAATCTTTGCCATCTCTAAACATATCATTAAAAAAATAAACTGCTCTCGTGCTCATTACGCTATCTCCCATTTTTCTCTAACACTTCCTAAATGTCTTAAAACAGTGTGCATACGTTCTATCTTTTTGACATCACTTTCATCGAGCCCTGTAGTGTCTATGGGGGCACAAATTCCGCTAAAATCTACGAAAACATTTTCATCCCAAACGGAAAAAATATTTTCTAAATCTTCTATGGCCTCTACGACATGCTTTAATTTCATATCTGATGGTG